TTATCGCCAGCCAGATGCGTTCAAGCGCATCGCCTGTTGCGCCAGCAGTGCAGATGCAACTGCAACCGCAAAAAGGAATTCAACCCGGTCAGGCGTCAGCCAATGCCTCGCCCAAGATGACGGTTTACTAAGGACTCACGATGGAACTACAGCCACAGCAAATCGACGTAGAGATTGAAGAGATCGATCCCGAAGTCGAGCGCGAGAAAAAAGAAGAACGCCTGCAAGCTTTTGGTCGCACCCTGTCCAAGCAGCGCGATGAATGGGTTCGTGATCGCTACAGCTATGGCGTAGACAAGCGTTGGATTGAGGACGAAGACCAGTACAACAACAAGGACAACATCGCTAAAGCAGCGAGTCAGATGATGACTTCTGTCGAGCAGGGTTATCCGGTGACAACGCAGATGGCCAAGCCCCACCGCTCGACCGTCTTCATCGGCATGACACGTCAGAAGACCAATGCAGCAGAGGCGCGAGTCGCCGACATCCTGCTGCCGACTGATGACAGGAACTGGGGCATCACGCCAACACCAAACCCCTACCTGATGAACATGCTGAAGGACGAGCGGCCAGCGACAGATGCCGGACCCGTAGGCCAGCAAATGGGCCAGCAGCAAGGCATGGCACCGCCACCGGGCGGCATGGCACCACCGCCACAAGGCGGCATGGCACCGTCACAGCCCACCATGGCACCGCCGGGTATCCCGGCACCACCACAGCCGGGCATGGCACCTGAGGCTCCGACCGGACTCGCCTCTATGGCCATGGGTCCGCAGGGTCCGCAGCAGGTCACCGATCAAGCCGGTCAGCCGATGCGCATGAAGGACATTGCGCGAGAGGTGATGAACCTTGCCAAGAAAAAAGCTGAAGCGATGCAACGCGAGATCGAAGACCAGTTGACCGAGTGCGACTACAACGGCGAACTACGCAAAATGCTTCACGACGCAGCCGTGTTCGGCACAGGCGTCATCCGTGGCCCGATCGTCACCAACCGCACACGCAAGGCGTGGCAGCCCTACACCGATGCGCAAGGGCAGCAGGTTCACCAGATCGAGATCGTCGAGGAGCTGGCCCCTGCTTCGTTCCGTGTCGATCCACACAACGTGTGGCCGGACCCGGCATGCGGCGAGAACATCCACCACGGCAAGGGCATCTACGAGCGTGAGCAGATCACCGCAAAGCAGATTCGTGAACTGGCCAAGCAGCCGGGTTTCATGAAGGCGCAATTGCGCAAGGTTCTGGAGGAAGGGCCGAAGCGGTCGCACACCATGGAAGAGCTGCGCGATGACGACCAGCGTGATGTGGCGCGTGACCTGTACGAGATGTGGACCTACTGGGGTGAGGTCGAGCATGATGACCTCGACGCCGCAGGTGTCGATGCGGGTGACAAGGATGAGCTGAAGAGCGTCAGTGCTTGCGTGATCATCATCAACAGCACCGTCGTCAAGGCGTTCCTGAACCCACTGGAAGGCGGCGATCTGCCGTATGACTTCTACGTCTGGGAGAAGGTCGCCAACAGCGTCTGGGGCTATGGCATTCCTTACCTGATGCGCTCACAGCAGAAGGTGCTGAACGCTGCATGGCGTCAGATGATGGACAACGCAGGCGTATCCAGTGGTCCTCAGATCGTCATGAAGCCCAACGTCATCCAGCCGGCTGACAAGCAGTGGCAGCTATCTAGCCGCAAGATATGGTACGCAACCGATGACGTGGACGATGTCTCGAAAGCCTTTGCCACGTTCGAATTCAACAGCCATCAGGCTGAACTCTCCGGCATCATCAAGATGGCGACCGAGCTAGTCGATCAAGAGACTGGTGTGCCGACCATCCTGCAAGGTGAGAAGGGCGCAGCGCCTGATACCGTTGGCGGTATGCAGATGCTGATGAACTCTGCCAACGTGGTACTTCGCAGACTGGTCAAGCAATTCGACGACATGGTCACACGTCCGCACATCCGCCGGTACTACGACTACAACATGCTGTACAACGAGGACGAAGAGGTCAAGGGCGACTTCAGCATCAACGCACGCGGCTCATCGGCTTTGCTGATACGTGACATCCAGAATCAAGCATTCCTGAACCTGCTTGCCGCTGGCGCGAATCCGATCTACGGCATGTACCTTGACACCGAGAAGCTGTTCCGCAAAGCACTGCAAGCGCAGCACATCGATCCGACGGATGTATTCAAATCCGAAGAGGAGATCGAGCAGATCAAGGAACAGCAGAAGGCCATGGCCAACCAGCCACCGCCACCTGATCCACGGATCGAAGCTGCGAACCTCCGTGCGCAAACGGACCTCCAGCGTGCGCAGATGCAGAACGAAGGCGACATGGCTGAGATTCAAGCACGTCAGGTCAAGATGCAGCAGGAAGCTGAGATCAAGATGGCCGAGCTACAGCTAACCCGTGAGATCGAGATGCTGAAGATGTCGAACGCGCAGAACCTGTCACTGGAGAAGATCAAGGCGCAATTGGCCGACACGGCGATCAAAGAACGTGGCCGCAAAGAGCTGTTCGCAGCCGAACAGGATTTGAAGATGCGTATGGGATCGGGGATATAAACCATGGCCGCTGTTGCGTTAAAGCGTGAGATTGAAGGCTATCAAGATGTCGTCAGTCAATACCAACGCGAGGCGCGGAAGTACAGGGGCGCAGCGGCTAAACATAACGCCGCAGTGGATGCGTACAACAATGCGCTAAAGACCGGCATGGATAGGTATCCGGCTAACTATTTACGGGGATACGGCAACAAGCCTGTTGTTTACACCCCTTACGTCGGCATGGGCAGTCGGGTAGAGTACTTTTACGATCCTGAACTTAACGACAGGCAAGTTCGACAATCAGACATAAATGCAAAAAAATGGGTTGTTGGAGCAGCACCCGGCGGCGGGTATTACATCTATCGGAATCTGCCGAGTGCGCCCGGCGCGTTTACTCAAAAACCACCCGAAGAACCGAAATCTAACCCGGCCAAAGATTACACCGCGTCACAGCTCAAATCGCTTGACGAGCCTTCTTTGACAGACGTAGAGCGAACCGGCGGTTCGGGTTTGATCAGTAGCGCATTCAACTATTAAAGGAAACAGACATGGCAACCATTACACCTACAACCGATCGCAACACCGCAGCAGGCGCTACCCTTGTTACTTGGGATGCCATGGCGACCGGTGACTCTGGGGCACCGTTTGGTTTGAACGCGGCAGCCGATATCACCATTCAAGTCACCGGCACGTTCAGTGGATCGACAGTTACGTTTGAAGGATCGAACGACGGCACGAACTGGCATCCTCTTACTCAGCGTGGCGGCATGACCAACATGGCCTATACCGCTGCGGCAAACCATATTTGCCAAGAGATGCCTGCGTTTATTCGTCCGATAATTGCCGGTGGTACGGGTTCGGCTTTCAAAGTGACAGCCGCTATCTTCTATCGGTACGCAAAATCGCCGCTCTGATACGGCAAATCGCTGCAAAGCAATGCAGGGCTATGCAAACAAAAATGTTGCACAAATCCTATGATAAAAGGTAGAATTTTTGCAGAGACCCTGTGTCCAAAATTTCTGAAAGCCAGCCTCGCGCTGGCTTTTTTCTTATGATCAATTTTAGTTCGCCAGAGTGGCATGTGATGCGCAAGTGGGCTGAAGAGCAGCTTCGCAAATGCCGCGACAAAAACGACGCCGTCAATCTCTCCGACATCGAGACGGCGTTGTTGCGGGGTGAGATTCGATTCATAAAAAGATTTCTCGACTTACCAAATGAGGTAACTCGGGGTGTGGTGGTTCAGCCGGACGAATAATCCCGCTTAACCGTTGTTTGAAGTCATCGAAAGGTGGCTTTTTTATTGGAGAGCAAAGTGGAAGAAAACCAACTATCACCGGAGGAAGCACAACAGCTTTGGGATGAAGAGGCCGCAAAACTGGATGCTGACGATCAGTCCGCAAACCAGCAAATGGCTACAGCACCGGAAGAACCGCTGCTGGAAGATGAACCCGTAGCTGAAGAAGCCGCACCGAGTGAGGAGCCGGAAGACCCACTGGCCAGCTTACCAGAAGCCGTGAGAGCGAAGCTTGCTCAAATCGACGAACTGGCAACGGCCAATGCTCAACTGCTGCACCATGTAAAGACTGCCGAGGGTCGTGTGGCCGCGATGCAGCGTGAGTTCCAGCAAGCCCGAGTGGCGCAACAGCAAGTTGCCCCGCAAGAAGCTCCGTCTCAGGGACAGATCGCGAATGCAGCCAAAAACCCAGAGAAGTGGGAGCAGCTCAAGGAAGATTTCCCCGAGTGGGCTGGAGCGATGGAGGAGTATGTCGCATCTAAGCTAGGGTCCGTTCAACCGCAACAGGGACTTGATCCCCAGCAAGTTGCCGCATTCGTGCAGCAGCAGGTTGACCAGACCAAAGCAGAGATGAGGCAAGCCATCGAAGAGGCGCGTGTGGATGGCAAGTACGAGAACTGGAAGGACACCGTGAACACTTTAGAGTTCACGCAATGGTTCACAGTACAGTCGCCGGAAATTCGGTCTCTGGCAAACAGCGACTCAGCGCGAGACGCAATTCGTATGCTGGACTTGTTCCACGAAACGAAGAAGCGTTCAGCGTCGGATATCAAGCAAGAGCGTGGGCAGCGACTTGCTGCTGCCGCGACAACTCGACCCGGCCAGACACCGCCGCCCAAGACATTGGACGACATGTCGCCAGAAGAGCTTTGGAACTACGAAGCCGCAAAGCGCGAAAAGACTAGAGCGCAGCGCGGGTTTTAACTTAATCAAATAAAGGAACAGCAATGGCTATTCAAAATTACTCAACCGTAGCGTCGCGTAACCTAATCCGCGCCGCACAAGGCATGCTTGAGCATGCACAACCCATCACCGTTCTGGGCGACTTCGGTACCCAGCGCGAGATGCCAATGAACTCGACCGACACTCTGGTCTTCCGTCGTACACTGCCTTTCGGTGCTTCGACTGTTGGTACCACGATTGAAGGCTCGGCACGTTATCAGGGCACACCGCAGATCACTGCTTCGAACTTCGTGCTGGCTGAAGGCGTTACGCCTAACAGCAACACGATTTCTTTCCAAGACGTGTCTGTCACTTTGCAACAGTACGGCGTTCTGTTCAAGTACAGCTCGAAAGTCGAGCAACTGTACGAAGACGACATCCCCGGCGAAATGGTCAAGCTGACTGGCGAGACTCTGGCCGAAGTGATGGAACTGGTCCGCTACGGTGTTCTGAAAGCTGGCTCGACTGTTGTTTACGCAAACGGCTCCAGCCGCTCTGCTGTCAACACCGCGATCAGCCTGAACGCTATCCGTAAAGCCGCACGTACTCTGGAGTCCAACCGTTGCCGTCGCGTGACTTCGCGTCTGGCCCCCGGCGTGAACTTTGGCACCCGTGCTGTGCAGCCTGCTTACATCGTGTTCTGCCACACCGACGCTGTGTCCGACATCCGTAACCTGCCCGGCTTCAC